CCTGCCAGTGTCGGCGTTCGAGCGGACATGCGTACCGGCGGGTAGGTCAAGCAGCTCGATTCCCCGCTCGCCTACCGCAGTGATGCCGCCCGGTGAGATACCTCCCGTGGCCATGTACGGGAGCTGGGGAACATGAACGGTGTTACCCCCCACTGTACCGATGCCCGGAATGCTGATACTCGGTATCGAGAAGTGTAGTCCGTTCCACATACGGATGATCGAGTTGATAGCCGATCGGAACGCGCTGGTGATGCCATTCCACATCCCGCTAGCAATCGCCGATATCCTACCCGGTAGTCCCGTCACGAAGTTGATGACAGTGGTCCACGCACGGACTATCGACGACGTCACCGCGAAGGTGATGTCATAGACATACCGATACATGTCTGAAAAGAACCCATACACCGCGTTCCATGCTGCCGACACTTTGTGCCACGCCGATATCCAGAAATCAGCGAACGGTCCAGCAAACCACGCACCGATGCTTTGCAGAGCAGGCCACAGCGTCTGCGTGAAGAAATCAGCGACCGCCTTCACGGCTTCCCTGAACCACTTCCAGTGGGTATACGCGTAGATGACCCCAGCGACCAGCAGGGCGATGGCAGCCATGATGGCGAGTACCGGCCACGTCGCAGCCAGGGTTGCGGCAGCAGCCGAGGCAGCCGAGGCAGCCCATGCCATGAACGCCATGACCAGCATGGTGCCGACTACTCCAGCGAACACCTTGATAGCGTCAGGGTGCGCCTTCATCCACCCCGCGATCTTGTCGAGCTGGGGCATCAACTTGTCTGCGATGACCCCGACAAGCTTCAACTTGGCTTCCGTCACCTTCAACACCACCGGTTGGAGCTTCTCCCCCAGCTTCGCCTGTGCCTCTTCAGTCTTGGCTGCCAGGATTCGCTGACTGTTCGCCAGTCCGTCAGAGGTGTTCTTGAAGTCCCCCTCAGTAGCGGCAGTCTGCTTGAAGATGAGGTTCATTCGAGCCATCATCTTTTCCTGGTCGGTCAAGTCCTTGGCGCTCTTCTTGTGGGTCTCGCTCAGTGCCTCGGCTTCCACCTTCACCGCGGACAGCCCGACGCCGTACCGCTCCAACGGATCGGCTTCACCACGTAGGCCGCTCTTGATCGCGTCAAGAGCGTCATCCAACGAGGTGTTGAACACCGACGCGAGGTCAGATGCACGCTTGGTCAGCTTGATCGTCGAATCCGTCACGGTGTCCATGCCCAGCCCGGCGTTCTTGAGCATGGCGCCCAACGGGACCGCTGTCTCGTTGAATGCCCGCTGACTCAGCCCGAACGCCGTAGCGTTCGCCTTACCCCATTCCAGGATCTTGGCAGCACTGGACCCGTACGTCACGTTGACGGCGTTCAGGGACTCATTGAGGCCGCTGTACGCCTCAACGCTCCCGCTGATGAAGTCCTTGACCTGACTCGCGAGCTTGCCGAAGATGTTCGCTGCGACGAACCCTGCTGCCGTAGCAGCAACGTTGGAGATCGCGCCACGCAACCGATTGTGTCCGGCGACGGAACTCTCGATGCCCGCCTGTGACCGGTCGGTGGTGCGTACGACGATTTCTACGTCATTCGCCATTGAGACCCTCCGTCGGGTGTGCCATGTCGTAGATCTTGACTAGCCGTATCAGCCTGGCATCCTCAGCCTCAATCTGGCTGGGGAGACAGTGAAACCTGGTGGCCAGCCCGACCAGTAGTTCAGCGGCGATCAGCTCACGGGGTTTCGATACACGACATCCATTGGAATCGATGGCATCGGGGCAGGCTCTCCAACGCTCGATGTCGAGACTAAAGGGTCAGAGACGGACAACATCCCCTCAAGCCACGACATGATCATATCGAGCACCATGCCCATGTCCGGTAGTGACCGGACACCCGCCAACGTCGCTGGTACCGGCTGCCCCTGCCTGGTCACGTTCCACTCGATCAGAGCGCCACCGAACCCCGTGAACAGCTCGTGGATCTCGCTTGCGTACCTGCTCATGTCCGGGGTAGGCCCTACCGCCTCAGCAAGCTGCATGAGGTCAATCACCTGCCCCACGGGCACCGATCCGACCCTGACGCGAAGACCCGTGTACTTCGGGTCTTCGAACGTCAGAGCAAACGTCTTGTCGTGCACTTCGAAGCCAGTCACTGTGGTGCCTTTCCCTACGACCATGCGGGTGGAGTGCCGTTGGCCAGAAGCCAACTGACCTTCCACGTGAACTCACCCTTGTCGTTACGGGACATGCTGTAGTCCGGCAGAACGCACTCCGCCGAGAGCGTCTGCCCGCTTACCCCGATGGCCACCGTACGCTGCACGCTGGTCGTCGGGATGTCCTTGAACGTGACGTGGCTGCACCCAGCGGCGTCATTGAACACACCGCTGCAATCGCCGGAGTAGTCCGCCAGCAGTAGCAACCTCTCGACCCCGGACTTGTCCAGACCCGTGCATTCCTGAATGGCACGGGGCATCTTCCAACTAAGATCCGTAGTGTCGTTGCGAAGGTCGTTCGCTACCCCACCGGACGTGTCGACCGTGAACGTCGTCCACCCGAGGCCAGTTTCCTTGGACATGGCCTATCCCCTTTCCCTGTCTCGCTGTACCCGGTCGAGGTGCCCTGCAAAATCCTCAACCCAGTCTGCCGGACGTACGTGCTGTCGGTTACCCGCCAAGAACAGTTCAGCCAACGGCACTCTCCGTCGGTGCTGGGAAGCGGCGAAGCACGTCTGACCAGGACCGAACGTGAAGGTGACCAGGCCAGACAGTGACATTTCCATCACGTACTCACGAGTACGGTCGTGCATGATGTAGTGCTGCTGTCGTTGCCCCAACTCGGTGGATGGATCGATCGTGGTTACCCAGCCGAATCGGTAGGCGTTGCACCCCACCTCGGCGCACGTTGCCGGCACCCAGTGTGTACTCAGTGGCGCCTTGATCGAATACGTCTTGTGGTAAGCCGATCCCAGGATGGTCATCAGAACGCCACCGACACCTGGTTGCGTACCGCAACCACGAGGTACGTCAACGCCGAGAAACCGCCGGTAGTCACCACCGTGGTACGGAGGTACCGCTCAACCGCCAGTGCCCGCGTGGTCTGGATTCGCTGCCACGTGTGAGCACCGGTCGTCTGGGCGAACGTACCGCCCACGACGTCCGCCCATGCATCGCCGGATCCGTTGTCTGAGGATTCCTGCACCTTGACAGTGCAGTCCGTGCCCGTGAACGCCGTGACGTGCAAGTAGAGCTGCAATCCGAACGACGTAGCGGCACTGAAGTCGACACCGGCGGACGATCCCGCCCCTGTGAGCGACGTCGAGCCGGGGCACAGCTGGGTGCCCCATTCGAGCCCGTACCCGTTGGCCCCTGCCTCGACGTCAAACGTGAACTCCCCCGCCTTGCCCAGCTTGCCGTTGTAGCTGACCCGCTTGGCGTTGCACACCGCAGCGTCTGCACCCGCTACGGCAGTGTGCAGGTAGGCAACGTTGGTGTCCGTGTCCGGCAGTGTCTTCAACACCTCGTGGCTACGCCCAGCGGCAGGGTTGAAGAAGGAGGTGAACCCGAGCTTACCGTCCCGGGTCCCCAGCGTTCTCTCATAGGCAGACTTGTCGATGCCGGTCCACTCGATGGGTTTGGACGATCCGTCGATCTTGCCGACAGCACCGATGTCATTGGCGATCTCGTACCCGCCAACGATGAGGTAGTCCCCCAGCCCGTTCTGTTTCATCGCACCTCCGACCAGGCGTTGTCGACAATGATCGTCACGAACATCGTAACCACTCGAAGCGGGGGAGTGGTCTGCTTCAGGTACCCCGACGTAGCGCTCAGAGGTGGTCCGTACGCCCCCAACGGGTCAAGCTCGATGCCGGACAGCCCCAGGTCGAGATCACCGACGATGGCGCCAGCAAGCGCGTCCATCGTTGCCAGAATCTGAGGGTCGATGGCGTCCCCATCACCCTGAAGCGACCTGGTGATCTGTGCACGGAACACCACCACCGCTGCGACAGAGCTCAGACCGGACCGCTTGGATACCGCTGTCATACGGTCGAACACCCACGTGCAGGTCACGCCTGTGCCTGGTACCACGTCCGGCTCATGGGTGTTGACCTGGTCGAACACGCCGAGCCTGAGGGACGCGTCCCTCAGTGCGTCGATGATCCCCTGAGAGTCCATCACGTGGTTCCGTTCGCCGAAGAG